GGGGGGTCGCGCGTCGCCCGCGGGTGGCGCGTGATGACAGCGAACCGGGGTCAGGGTCACCGCCGTCGTCCTCGGGTCAGGCTCCGGGTTTACTCCAGTAAACCGCGGTGATGACAGCGCGGGGCGCGGGGTCAGTCAGGGTCAGCATTCGTCAGTCACATTCAATGCACTTGACATGACGACCCGATTGTGTTACAATTCACTCACGGTCGAGGAACGTCCTCGGCTCACGCAGGAAGGACAGTTTACAGGAGTAAACCGCTATGGCAATTAAGTGGGAAGGTCGCAACGATTCGATCCGCCTCCGTCAGGATGTCGCCCGCAGGGACGCTGACGAGCAGCTCCGGATCGCTACGGATCGCATGATCGCCCGTATGGACGAGGTGACTTGCGAGTGCTGCGGGATCGTTGATCCTTGCACGACGAACGGCGTCTGCCCGGAGTGCCGACAGGGCATGGGGATCGGCTAACCAGTTTACAGGAGTAAACCAATGAACAAGCGAATCAAGCAGATGTGGATCGGTGCTCTCCGTTCCGGCGAGTTTGAGCAGACATGGGGTGCTCTCGCCCGCCGGGACAGCCTCGGGCTCTGTTACTGCGCCCTCGGCGTCCTCTGCGAACTCTACAGGGGTGATGTCGGGGACAATGCGCCGTGGGAGCAGGACGAGGAGGAGAACAAGTTCCGTTTCTTGGGGTACGGTGCTACGCTGCCGCCGCTCGTCCGTGAGTGGGCGGGGCTTGATGCGGAGGATCCTGCCGTCCGGATGAGCGGAGGATTCTCGTCCGTTTCCCAGATGAATGACCTTGAAGGTCTGTCGTTTGACGAGATCGCTTCGGCGATTGAGTGCAGCCGCCTCTAACCAGTTTACAGGAGTAAACCAATGACGAAGATGCAAACTGCCGTCTGTGACTGCGAGTTCGGGTTCACCGATTACGACCTCTCCAACGTCTTCGGTGACGGGGGGGTCACCCCGGAGGACTTCGCGACCGTCTTCAGCGAGGATATGCACATGGCGTTCATGCGCCAGATCCCGCTGTGGAAGATCTATCCGGGGTACGAAGGATCTTCGATCCTGTGCTACTTGGATGACATCCTTGAGCCGAAGGCGGGCGCGTACATCGCCTGTTTCACGGTGGAGATCACCTGTCCGGATGAGGTCGATCTTCAGGGTACGTTCATGACCGTCTTGAAGGACATGGGCGTCATCAAGTAGTTTACAGGAGTAAACTCGTCCTTTCTGCGCCCCTCGGCAGCTTCGGCTGACCGGGGGGTTTTTTCGTTGACACGCCGTGCATACGCCGTGATGACAGCGGTCGCACGGGGGATTGCATTACGGGCTTGACAGGACGCCCCGTTTAGGTTACAATATGTTCAGCGTCGGGGATCGTCTCCGTCGCAAAGGTAGGCACGAGTTTACAGGAGTAAACCGATGGCACGAGTAACGATGTACTTGGAGATCCCGGTGAAGGGGGAGCACAAGCGGTACGAGCAGTTGTGCGACACCCTTCAGTCCCTCGTGGAAGCGCACGAGCTCGACGGCTACTTCACGCTGACGTTCAACGAGGAGCCGTGCGTTCAGCCGGATCACCGCCCGGATCTGTCCCAACTCGCAGACGCGATTGCCGAAGCGCAGGGGTTCCCGAATGGCAAGTAAGGTCTACACCGTATTCGTGGAGCATGACGACGGTCAGCCCCTGCCGCTGCCCCAGATGGCATTCATCTTCAGCAGCAAGAAGTCTGCCCTCGGATTCGCTAGTTACGTCAAGGAGCAATCCCCGAACGACACTCGCGCTAGCGTCATCGACACGCCCGTGTTCTCGTCAGAGAAGCAAGCGTACACCGCGTTCAACGCATTCATCAACAACGACTGACCAGTTTACAGGAGTAAACCAATGATCGACCCGAAGAATGAAGTTCTCTGCTACCTCATCCCCGCGAACATCAAGGAGCCGATTCAGCTCAAGACGCTCAAGTTGGAGTTCTTCTCCAAGACGGAGTGGTCTGCGCTCAAGTCCATGTACCCGCTGATCGGCAACGGGTGCGACACAGTCGAGCGTGTCCGCCTCCCTGATGGCGAGGAGATTCCCGGAGCCGCCCATATGATCCTGTGGGTGGACGAGTGCGGGCTCATGAAGGACAACCCCGTCTTCAACGAGCGGGCGTCCCTCATCAGCCGCAATTCCCTGCACGGGAACGCGATCCTGACCGCGGACAGCGGATTCAACACGGTCAACCTCCCGCCGTTGATGTGCTCGGAGGAGGCTGCTGCGTCTCTCGACTCTTACCTCAAGAACATCGTCGCGCCTGAAGGCGACGACCGTTTCGGCTGCTTCGTGTACAACCCGGAAACCGACCGGATCATCGACTAACAAGTTTACAGGAGTAAACAACAATGGGACTCGACCAATACTGCTACGCCGTCCGTGACACGGGCGATCTGCCCCTGATCAACTACACGCACCCCCGGATCGCTGACGATGCACCGAACGATGTCGCTCAGCTGTACCTTCGGGACAACCCGAAGTTCCCCTTGATGTACTGGCGCAAGCACCCGAACCTCCACGGGTGGATGGAGCGTCTGTACAGGCAGCGGGGCGGCGAGGGAGAATTCAACTGCGTCTCCGTTCGCCTCACCCTCGGGGACTTGCAGCGGCTGTGCGACGATCTGTACAACGATCGTCTGCCGCAGACCTCCGGGTTCTTCTTCGGAACGTCAGACCCCACGAGGAAGGGGGAGGACTGCGATTTCGTCTCCCGTGCGATCACGGTTATTGAGCACGGGTGGGCGGTGTACTACGACTCGTGGTGGTGATCAGTTTACAAGTGTAAACCTACCTTCCCCTCGGTGTGCTACGGAGCCACCGGGGGGTTTTTATTTGCCGTTAGTTAGCCGCTTTGTATACGTTTCGGTGAACGAAAGCCGCGATGACAGCGAATCGGTGCGCCCGTAAGTGATTTGGTGCGTAGTTACTACACTTGTAAGAAACTGTAGCACTTTATTCTTACAGCGGGCGGGGCTTGACAAATCGGATCATTTATGATACGATTCAGTCACGGTCGAGGATCGTCCTCGCCCGACGCCAAGTTTACAGGAGTAAACCAATGTCTGACGCTGTATCAGCACCGCAGGAGACGCAGTACATCGACATCACCCCATCGTGGTCTGGGGTCGTCCCGATTATCGTCGCAGGGCTACGGAGCAATGACGCCGATGTCGCGGGGCTCATGATTGAGGTCTACCGGATGGCGGGTCTTGCCGACCTCGCTAATCAGTTCCTGCCGAAGTTCTATGCACAGGGCGACATCCTGTCGTGCGGTGCTAACCCGAAGGAACGCCGCGGTTGGGTCGAAGCCCGCAGTCAGTACGAGGATGCCCGCAGGGAGCTCGACAAGCGCATCAAGCGCATGGAGCAGACGCAGAGCGGGGCTGACTAATGTTCAGGCGCGTCCTTGATTCCGCCGCATTTCTCTACCTCGCATTCATACTCATCGGTGGCATCTACTGCCTCTACACATACCTGACCGGAAACGACGACTGAGTTTACAGGAGTAAACCAATGCAACTCACAGTACTGGAAACCAACAACGCCGACATCCGTTGGACGGACGCAACGGACATCGACCACGACCTTCGCCTCCTGCCCGACAACCCGACTTGGGATTCACTTGATTCGATCACGGGGGGTCTGTCGTCCCCCTCCAAGATGCCGTGTCACTCTTGGTCGATCAGCGCGAAGATCTGCCGCACGGGCAGCAAGCTCCGCGAGACTCCCGGCAGCGTGTGCAGCAACTGCTACGCGCTCAAGGGTCGATACGTCTTCAAGAACGTCGAAGCTGCTCACGAGCGTCGTCTGTCGAAGCTTCGGCAGAACCCGTCGATGTGGGCAGCGGGCATGATCAAGTCGATCCGGAAGACGGGCAACCGCTACTTCCGGTGGCACGACAGCGGCGATCTGCTCGGGATCAATCACCTGAACGTGATCGTTGAGATCGCCCGTGCGATGCCCGACGTTCGCTTCTGGCTCCCGACTCGCGAAGTCACTTTCGTCAACGCAGTACGGCTTCGGCGGGAGATCCCCGACAACCTGATCATTCGGCTCAGCGCACCGATGGTTGGTGCTCCGCTCAAGAACATGATCAGCAAGCACACTTCGTCCGTAGGTGCGAACGCCGGATTCCAATGCGTTGCGTACACGCAAGGCGGCAAGTGCGGCGACTGCCGTGCGTGTTGGTCGCCCGATGTCATGAACGTTGACTACCCGCTGCATTGAGGTAATCTGATTCAATGCACAAGTCTTCGACAATGATCGTCACGGATTGCATCCGCAGAATCGTTCGACTCGCAACAACCCCCGGTCTTATTCACAAGACCATACCGTTCATCCGGACTATTCGAGCTCACCCACAGTACTGGCTCTCGCCAGAGGAGGACGCATACATCGACAAGGTTTCCGATCTGCACAAGCGTCTTGACGCGATGAAGAATCGGAATAAATGACTTGACATAACAACCCGTTTGTGTTACCATTCACTTATCGCCAAAGGAGCGTTCCTGCGGCACTCACTAAACCCGGTTTACAAGTGTAAACCACCTCTCACAGGAGTAGAACCATGCCACTCAATCTCAGCAACGTCAGCATCACGATCCCGACCGAAGTCGTCTCGCAGCTCAAGCAAGTGTTCCTGCCCACGGACGACGAGCGTCAGAAGTTCGCCGCAGCGTGTGACCCGAAGGCGATCGCTCAGGAGCTCATCGACAACCACGGCAACGCGATCGTGAACAGCATGGTGGACACTTGCGGCAAGGCGATCGTCAGCAATGTCGCCGAGCAGCTTGATCTGGACATGAAGGAGATCGCGGAGAACATCGACATCTCCGCACTCGCTCAGGAGATCGACACGGGCGAGATTGCGGGCGAGGTTGCCCGCGAGATCGACCTGTCCGATCTTGCTGATCAGCTCTCGAATAAGTTCGACGCCTCCGAGATCGCGGAGCACTTCAGCGACCGAGAGATCGCTCGTGAGATCGACTGCTCCGATGTTGCCGCCGAGCTCGACGCGCGGCGTGTCGCGGATTGCCTGAGCGTCAGCGAGATCGCTGCGGAGCTCGACGCCGAGGAGATCGCCGCACACGTTGAGGTGGACGACGAGGTCGTTGCCCGCGAGTTCGCCAAGTGGTTGTCCACCAACCCGGACGGCATGTCCCACTTCGTCCACGCCTTCTGCAAGGCGTATGTCGAAGCGACTTCCGTCGCTAGCCGCTGAGTTTACATCTGTAAACAGTCCTACCTGTGGGGCGCGCATACACATCACGCGCAGGATCGAAACCTCTTTCACAAGGAGTCACAATGATTGTTTCTGCTAACGCTAACAGCCTGACCCGTCCGACCCGCCCCGCAACCTACACCAACCGCAAGTGGGGAACCGCCTACGGCACGTTGGATGAGATCCGCAAGATCCCCCTGCCCGAGCGCACCGAAAGCTACGTCCCCGTCCCGCAGGACACGCTGTACATGATGTGGGCTGACGCGATGCAGCAATCCGGGTTCAACCTGTCGGACGCCGTGCATTGGACGAACGGTGCTCAGTTCGTGAGTGTCGTCGGCATCACCCGCGACGATCTCAAGATCAACGGCGTCAACGCCGAGTTCGGCTACACGGCGGGCATCCTCAATTCGTACAACAAGTCCCGAGCCGTCAGCACGGGCGTCGGTACGGAGGTGCGGATCTGCACGAACGGGATGTTCAGCGCGGAGGTCAAGCTCAAGACCCGGCACACGCTGAACGTGTTCGACCGTCTGGACGAGTTCGTCATGCACTCCGTCCTGACGACGAGCCGCCGTGCTTGGGCGATTCGGGACATGTTCGAGGAGTACGCGACTCGCGAGGTCACGATGTCCGACGATCGCATCATCGACCACGTTCTCGTGGAGGCGGCGCGTCAGGAGGTCATCCCCGGCTCGGGCATCTTGGAGGTCTACAAGCATTGGAAGACCCCCGAGCACAACGAGTTCAAGGAGCGCAACCTGTGGTCGTTGTACAACGCCTTCACCTCGTACAACCGCGGTCGCTCCATGTTCGCGTCCGCTGATCGCTACGGTCGTCTGCACAGTCTGTTCAAGAAGGAGTTTGCTCTTGAGAACGAGACTCCGGAGGAACTCGCAGCCATCCTGTGATTTCAAGGACTCGGGTTCGTGTTATACTGAACCCGGTTTCCTCCTGTGATCGGCTCCCGTCATGCTTCGGCGTGGCGGGAGCTTTCTTTTGCTATGGTTTACAGATGTAAACCGTATAATGCCGAAACGGAGGATCTATGGATCAACGCAAAGTCAATCAAGAGATGGAGACTCTCGGGAAGAGTCGTTATTGGAACCGCGTCAACAAGGCTAAGGAGCTTGGGCTCGAAAGCACGACGGACGTAGGGCAGCGGCTACTGAGCGAATGCGTTGGTCGCTTGGACAAGTCGATCAAGAAGTGGATCAGCAATGCAGAGAAGAAGCCCGGTCGTCGTCACCGGGCTTATGAATATCTTACGCAGCTTCCGACCGCGATGACAGCGGCGATTACGGCTCAGGCTGTACTGGATTGCATCAGCCAGAACCGAAAGATCGTCAGCACAGCCACCCAAGTCGCTCGACTGTTGCAGGACGAGGTTCAGTTCCGATTCCTCAAGGAGGAGCATCAGCCCCTTTGGCAAGCGGCAAACCGGGTGCTCAACAGCGGGGCTAGCTACAGCAGGAAGGCGAAGTTCCTGAAGAACTCCGCTCGTTCCGTTGGCATCGTTCCTCCGTCGTGGGACAAGAAGGACATGGTTCAGGTTGGGCTCGTGTGCATTGAGCTGATGCGAGAGTCTACCGGGATCATCGACATCGTCACCCGGACGAACATCATGGGCAAGTCCGTCACTCTTGTCAGGCCAACCGATGACTTGATGGCGTGGCTCAAGAACGCGCACAAGTCTGGAGAGATTCTGCGCCCCGTCTATCTGCCGATGGTCGAGACGCCGCTTGATTGGAAGAAGCCCGCGAACGGCGGCTATGGGATGATCTTCCACCGCAACCGCCCCCTGATCAAGCACCGCACGAAGAACTACATGAAGACGCTTGAAAGCGTTGGAATGCCCAACGTCTACTCAGCGATCAACGCGCTTCAGCGGACTGCTTACAGGATCAATGAGCCGATCCTTGATGTCGTGCAGCATTGTTGGGACAACGGCCTGAACATCGAAGGCATCCCGAGCAACGGCGAACTGCTCCTGCCGACGAAGCCGAAGGACATCGACACGAATCAGGAGTCTCGCCGTCAATGGCGGAAGGATGCAGCACGGGCGCATTTCGAGAACGAGCGGCATCAGTCAAAGCGGCTCCAGATCGCGAAGATCCTGTACCTTGCGGACAGGTTCAAGGGGCAGCGAATCTGGTATCCGCGGCAGCTCGACTTCCGCGGGCGTGAGTATCCGATTCCGTATTACTTGCAGCCGCAGGGGCCAGACATCTCGAAGAGCTTGCTGCTGTTTGATCAGAGCAAGCCGATCCGTGATGACAGCGACGCGGCGTGGCTTGCGATCCATGTCGCTAACACCTACGGAAACGACAAGCTTCCGTTTGCCGACCGGATCAAGTGGGTCAAGGACAACGACGAGTGGATCCGCAGCATTGGTCAGTACCCGAAGGACATCACGGATTGGGCGTCGGCTGACAAGCCGCTTCAGTTCCTTGCCGCTTGCATGGAGTGGGGTCAGTTCCGCCGTGCAGGATTCGGCTACGAGAGCCGCCTCCCGGTGTCTATGGACGCTACGACGCAGGGCTTGCAGATCTACAGCCTCCTGCTTCGTGATCCTGTCGGCGGCATGGCGACGAACTGCTTGCCTAGGGAAGCACCGAACGACATCTACGGTCAGGTCGCGGATGTCGTGAAGGCGAAGCTTGCTGCGTCCTCAGACCCGTATGCAGCGAAGTGGTTGGCCTTCGGCATCGACCGCAAGACGACGAAGCGGCAGACGATGACTCTGCCTTACGGAAGCACGTTCTTCAGCTGCCGAAGTTACACGACGGAGTGGTTCTACGAGCAGATCAAGAAGAACGGCAAGATGAATCCGTTCAACGAGGAGACTTACAAGCCATGCGCTTTCTTGGCTTCGATTATCTGGGAGTCGATCGGAGAGGTCGTGCAATCTTCTCGCCTTTGCATGGCATGGCTACAGGAAATTGCACAACTGTGCATGGAGCACAAAGTTTCACCGACATGGTGGACTCCGAATGGATTTCTTATCGACATGCGGTACGAGCAGACCGACGCAGTCAACGTGAAGACGGCGATCGGTCGAAAGATCCGGCAGCATCAGCTTCGGGTCGCTAATGGCAAGCTCGACTCACGCAAGACAAAGAACGCAATCGCTCCTAACTTTGTCCACGGATTGGACGGATTGGGTGGGCTGCTCGGCATGACTGTGAACATGGCTGTTGCAAACAACGTGAGCAGCATCCGTCCTACGCACGATGAAATTGCAGTCTTGGCCGCAGATGCAGGAATGATGTCTTCCTGTGTGAGGGAAGCTACGGTGAAGCTATTTAGTGAAGAAATTCTGGAAGATTTCTCCTCCCAGATCTCCGCGCTGCTCCCGAAGTCTGTAGAATGCCCCCCTGTTCCACCTAAGGGAACCTTGGATATCCGAGATGTACTTAAGAGTGACTACTACTTCTCTTAAGAAAGTCTAGTTTACTGATGTAAACCCTTAGGCAACTTAGAATGATTAGTGAAGTGTAGTGTGTACTACCCATAGTCATTCGCAAGACACTTAGGAGAAACCGATGGCTGACAAGAAGAAGTACGTTCGTGGTACGTCCCCGAAGGGAACTGCGGCTTGGCCGCGGCTGACGGAGCCTGACTGCACGTTCGATCCGAACGGCATGTACAGCGTGAACCTCCGTCTGTCCGTGAAGGAAGCGGCGGCGTTCATGGCTCAGATCGACAACGCCCACAAGGGTCAGGTCGCTGAAGTCATGAAGGAGCTCAAGGGCAAGGGCAAGCCGCCGAAGGTCAAGGAGGCTGACATGCCGTACAAGCCCGTCCTTGACGAGGATGGCAACGACACGGGCGAGGTGGAGTTCAAGTTCAAGCTGAAGGCGATGGCCGGATCGAAGGACAAGCAATGGGCTCAGAAGCCCCGCCTGTTCGACGCGAAGGGCAAGCCGCTCCCGGCTGATGTGAAGATCGGCTCAGGCTCCACGATCAAGGTGGGCTACGAGCTGTTCCCGTACTACGTCCCGTCTGTTGGCTGCGGGGTCAGCCTCCGCGTTCTCGCGGTTCAGGTGATCGACCTCGTGGAGTACAGCGGCGGCAGCTTCAAGGACTTCGGGTTCAACGAGGAGGAGGGCTTTGAGGCGACCGCCGAGCCTTCCCTCACGGATGAGGACTCTGAGGATCCGTCGTCCTTCTGATGGCTCAGTTCCTCCTGAGCGTCCCTATAGTTCCTGTCCCGGCCTCACGGCCTCGGTTTAGCCGCTTCGGCAAGCCGTACTACGGCAAGAACTATACGGCGTTCAGGAGGGAAGCCACTCGCTACTTGGAGTCGGAGTTGTTCAGAGATGCCCTCGAACAATCTGGTATCCGATTTCCGCTGCTTGGAAGTCTTCGGCTAACTGCGGTATACATCGTGGCTAAGCCGAAGACTTCCAAGCGGGAGTGGCCTGTCGGGGACGTAGACAACTACCTGAAGACGTTGGATGTCTTCAACGGAGTTCTGTGGCACGACGATGATCAGATTACTGTGATGGAAGGTCGCAAGATTTGGGGCGACCCACAGATCCACCTTGCGATTGAATACAATGAGCAACAGCAAGTTCGTCCGTCACGAGCCATGCCCAAAATGCGGCTCAAAGGACAACCTGTCAAGGTTCGATGACGGTCACGCTTGGTGCTTCGGATGCAAGCACTACGAGCGTGGAGACGGTGAAGTACAACCCGAGAAGAAGGAAACCCCCGTGAAGGCTTTGATCGAATACGAGATCACCGCACTCTCAAAGCGCGACATCAACGAGGACACTTGCCGCAAGTGGCGGTACGGTGTCGGCAAGTACAACGGCATTCCTGTTCAGGTCGCGAACTACTGCGACGAGTCTGGCAACGTCGTTGCCCAGAAGCTCCGGATGCCGAACAAGAGCTTCATGATCGTCGGCGAGTCCGACAAGATCGGACTGTATGGTCAGCACCTGTGGCGTGACGGCGGGAAGATGGTCACGATCACGGAGGGCGAGATCGACGCGCTCACCGTGTCGCAGCTCTTCCAGAACAAGTGGCCTGTCGTGTCGATCCCGCACGGAGCGCAGAGCGCGGCGAAGCACCTCGCGAAGAGCCTTGATTGGCTTGAGAAGTTCGAGTCGATCGTCCTGTGCTTCGACAACGATGATGCAGGACAGAAGGCAGCTCAGGAATGCGCCCTCCTGTTCACCCCCGGCAAGGCGAAGATCGTCACCGGACTCCCCGGCAAGGATCCGAACGAGTGCTTCATCAACGGCAAGGGCAAGGAAGTCGTTGACGCGATCTGGGCGGCGAAGGTCTTCCGCCCCGATGGGGTCGTTCCCGGCGAGGATCTGTGGCCGCTGATCTCGACCGAAGAAGACGTTCCGATGATCCCGTACCCGTGGGAGGGGCTGAACTCCAAGCTCATGGGGATCCGGTCTGGTGAGCTCGTGACGATCACCTCTGGCTCTGGCATCGGAAAGAGCTCGTTCTGCCGTGAGCTTGCGTATTGGCTCATGGGTCAGGGCGGCAAGGTTGGCTACGTCGCGCTCGAAGAGAACGTCAAGCGCACGGGCGAGAACATCATGGCCCTGCACATGAACGTCCCCCTGTTCCTGTGGAAGGATCGTGGAGTCACGATGGAGCAGAAGCGCGAGGCGTTTGACGCGACGTTGGGTCAGGGCAAGATGGTGCTCTACGACCATTGGGGATCGTGCGACTCAGACAACCTGATCTCCAAGATCCGGTACATGGCGAAGGCTCTCGGCTGCACCCATGTCTTCTTGGATCACATCAGCATCGTCGTGTCCGGTCTGGACGAGGGCGATGAGCGACGCACGATCGACAACCTCATGACGAAGCTCAGGTCGCTCGTGGAGGAGACGAAGATCGCGATGTTCGTCGTGTCGCACCTCAGGCGTCCTTCCGGCGAGGGCCACGAGGAGGGGGCTCAGACGAGCCTCAGTCAGCTCCGTGGATCCCATGCGATCGCGCAGCTCAGCGATGGCTGCATCGGTCTGGAGCGAAATCAGCAGGATCCGGAGAACGCGAACATCACCGCCGTCCGTGTCCTCAAGAACCGTTGGTCTGGCAACACGGGCCTGTGCTCCAATCTGGAGTACGACCGCACTACCGGACGAATGTTCGAGGTTGCTACGCCGGATGTAGTTGACATCAACATCGACATGGAGGTAGAGTCATGATCACTTGGACGGGCTGTGATTCCGCGATCGTCGGCGTCGTTGCCCGTTGCGGTATGCCAAGCGTCGTGTGCTACGAGTTCGACAAACTCGTGGAACACTTCGTGTCGCAAGGCATGACCGATGAAGAGGCGATTGAGTGGATTGACTTCAACATCCTCGGCGCATACGTCGGGGAGAACACACCGATGCTCCTGTACAAGGGAGACATCCTTACTTGCGAGGAGATGCTGAATGCCTAAGCACAACAGCCACGAAGATTGGGTGACGTACAACGTTCCGATGGGGATGTGCGAGATTGTCGAGGAGTCTCGTGATGGCAACGCGCTTTACTTCGAGGTTGAGCTCGACGGCGAGAGCATCAATCTCACCGTGTTCCGGTGCGAGTCGGACAGCGGCATTCGCGGCGATAACGACTCCGTGGAGATGGTCATTCCCCTCGACCCGACGATGATGACCCGTCTCCTCAGCATTCACGACACGTTCAAGGAAACGAGAGATGAGCTCTGATCCATCCCCGGCTTTCGGCGATTTCCACATCAAGTTGGCTCAGGAGTTCGCCAAATTGCATGGGGAGATCGCACGACTGCGAAAGGAATTGGAAGAGAGCGAAAGACTGCTTGATGAATACCAAAGAGCAGACGCAGACAGAACTAGGTGGGAGCATCTAAATGACTGATCCACTCAACAAGCTCTGGCAGCTTGATGAAGAACTCGGCCTGTTCGACTTCGGCAGGGATCCGGAGCCGCATCTTTTCAGGGTCGCACTCATCGACCACATGGGAAGTGATGACACGGTCGTTGACGCCGCCCGCGTCTCGTTCAGCAAGCGAAGGGATCATTACAGCAAGGCAGAGAATGCGAAGCTGATCGAATACCTTGCGAAGCACAACCATTGGTCGCCGTTCGCTCACCCGATGATGTCGTTCCGTATCGCCGCTCCGATCTTCGTTGCACGGCAGCTTGCGAAGCATCAGGTCGGCCTTGCGTGGAACGAGGTCAGCCGCCGTTACATCAAGACCAGAGCGCGAGTCTGGATCCCGAAGGGATTCAGGAAGGCAGCTGACAAGGTCAAGCAGGGCAGCTCCGATGAGCTCGTCCCGAACGAGCGGATCATTCAGGACTACAGGTACGCAGTCGAGTTGGCGATGCGAACCTACGACAACATGATTGCAGAAGGTGTCTGCCCAGAGATGGCCCGTGCCGTTCTTCCGCAGGGCATGGAGACAGAATGGGTCTGGAGCGGATCCCTGTATGCGTTCAGCCGGGTTGTCAAGCTTCGGACGACTGAGTATGCTCAGCGCGAGACTAAGACCGTTGCTCTTGAGATCTCCAAGTACTGCTCTGAGCTCTTCCCGGTTTCGTGGGAAGCGTTGATGAAGAACTGACACACAGGAGGAAACCGTGGTAAGCGTCGCATACTTCGACATTGAAACGAACTACGGCAAGGATTGGCTCAACCTGAGCGACTTCCGAACCGTGCATTGCATCGGCATCTCCCTCAACGGAGACAGGCCGCAGGGCTTCGGCCCAGATCGACTGAAGGAAGCGATTGAGATCCTTCGGGAGGCGGATGTCGTGATCGGTCACAACATCCTGAGGTTCGATCTTCCGGTGCTCAAGAACGTCTTCGGCTTCGTCCCGAAGGATTCCTTGGACACGCTCATCGGATCTCGACTCGTTTGGCCTGAGATCATCACGCAGGATCTCATCAGAGATGATTTCCCGTCCAAGTTGGCGGGAAGTCACAGCCTCAAGGCGTGGGGACACAGGCTTGGAGTCCTGAAGGGAGACTTCAATGAGACAGGGAGCTTTGACACGTTCTCTGAAGAGATGCTCGAATACTGCTGCAATGACGTTACTGTTACTCGCCATCTTCATGACGCGCTTGTCAAAGAAGCATTCTCCGCTGACTCGTTCCTTCTGGAGCATTCGTTCGCCAAAGTGATCATCGAACAGGAGCGGAACGGATTCTGCTTTGATGTCGATGCCGCGAAGGCACTCATGACGAAGCTGACTAGCCGCAAGCTTGAGATTGAAGCAGATCTCAAGAACCTATTTCCGCCGCGGATCGTGCAGCTAAAGACGAAGCAGAAGGTCATCCCGTTCAACCCCGCTAGTCGCGTCCACATCTCTGATGGGTTGATCGCGAAGTACGGTTGGAAGCCTGAGAAGTTCACCGACAGCGGGCGTCCTCAGGTCGATGAGACTGTCCTTGCTGCTCTGGACTACCCTGAGGCGAAGATCCTGTCGGAGTATCTGCTCGTGGACAAGCGTCTAGGCCAGATCGCTAACGGCGACAACGCATGGATCAAGCTTGAGAAGGACGGAAAGATTCATGGTCGCGTCAACACGAACGGGACTGTGACCGGGCGTTGCTCCCACTCCAACCCGAACATGGCTCAGGTTCCCCGTGTCGGTAGCCCGTATGGGGCTGAGTGCCGCGGCCTGTTCACGGCTAGCCCCGGCAACGTCCTCGTCGGCGTCGATGCTTCTGGTCTTGAGCTGCGCTGCCTAGCCCACTTCATGGCGCAGTACGACGATGGGCAGTACGCCCGCCTTGTCTGCGAGGGAGACGTTCATACGGAGAATCAGAAGGCGGCGGGGCTTGAGACGCGCAATCAAGCGAAGACGTTCATTTACGCGCTGATCTACGGAGCGGGCAACACGAAGCTTGGATCCATCGTTGGTGGGGGATCTAAGCGTGGGGCGAAGCTCAAGGAGGACTTCTTCAAGAAGTTCCCCGCGATTAAGCGGCTAAAGAGTCGGATCGACCTGACTCTTCAGCAGCGGTCGTATCTCATGGGTCTGGACAACAGGAAGCTGCACATTCGATCTAAGCACCTTGCCCTGAACACCCTACTGCAATCGGCGGGTGCTCTGTTGGTCAAGAAGGCGACGGTCATTGCCGCTGACGAGTTCGCTAAGCGAGGTCTGAGCGTTCGTCAGGTAGCGCATATCCACGACGAAATTCAGTACGATTGCAAGAAGGGAATTGCAGATGAGGTTGGTAGCATTGCGGTCGAAGCCATCCGAAAGGCCGGGAGAGAGTTCAACTTCCGATGCCCTCTCTCCGGGGAATACAAGGTTGGACGGAATTGGGCCGAGACACATTGATCTTGCCTACGCAGCCGGATTCATTGATGGGGAGGGCTGTTTTAGATGGTCAAGAACCGCAAGAGTCTCAGTAAAGACGACCTATCCGCATGTTCTACGGTGGTTGCAGCACACCTTTGGCGGATCCGTCAGTCAGGTGTTTGCGGGGAACGGGATTGCAAGATCTGCGTTCGAGTGGAACATTTACAGTCAGAATGCGATCGACCTGTGCGCCCTTCTGCTACCATATTTGAAAGAAAAGAGGGAACAAGCGTCGATACTCATGCAGATTGGGGAGTTTCCGCCTAACAGCGAAGCTCGTCGTAGGCGAATCGAAGCCCTCAGCAAGATGAAAAGGATCGAATATGGAAGCTGACTCAGTTCCACTCGAATACGTCGGAACGAAGGATCTCCTCAAGGAAATCCAGAGGCGATTCGATGACGTTCTCTTTGTCGGCTATCTCAACAAGACAACCGACAACGATCACTACACGTTCTTCTTCAAAGGCTCTTGCCACGGAATTGTCGGCATGAGTGAAATGGTCAAGCGTGTCATGGAGGACACTAATGAACACCACACTTCTGATTGACGGCGACATTCTGCTGTATCAGCTCTGTGCCGCGGCTGAGCAGCCGTTCTATTGGGGCGATGACTTGTGGACGCTCCACGCCGATGAGCGAGAAGTTCGTGAGCAGATCGACAACGAGGTCAACGAGCTCAAGGAAGAGCTCAAGGCCACGAAGATCATCATTGCTTTGAGCGGAGAGACGAACTGGCGCAAGATCGTGCTGCCGACTTACAAGGCGAACCGAAAGGGGACTCGCAAGCCTGTCGTCTACAAGGCGGCGAAGGAATACGTTCGCAGCGTGTACACGGTCGCGGAATATCCGAACGTCGAAGCGGACGATGTACTCGGCATCTACGCGACGAACAAGAAGATCAAGGGCGACAAGATCATCGTTTCAGCCGACAAGGATCTCAAGACGATCCCCGGCAAGCTTTACAACCCAGAGAAGCCGGAACTCGGCATTCAGGAGATCTCGCGTGAGCAAGCCGATTGGAACCACATGTACCAGACGCTCGTCGGAGACACCGCAGACGGCTACACCGGATGCCCCGGCATCGGCCCGAAGACCGCTGAGAAGGTTCTTGGAGCTGTTTCTGGGGCAGACCTCTGGCCCGCCGTTACCGCCGCCTATTCTGACGCAGGATTGGGCGAAGGAGAAGCGTTGGTGCAAGCAAGGGTCGCGCGCATTCTTCGACACGGTGAATATGACCCTGCATCCAATTTCGTCCACCTCTGGAGCCCCGATGAATCGCGAAAAGCTGCTGAATCTGCATCGTGAGGTCTGCACCCGCGCCTATTCGCTGATGTGCCGCAAGAATGCGGATTACAGCGGCGGAAACAATGGTGCTGACCCGTTCCTGAACTTCACCCGCTGCGAATCAATGGGAATCACGAGCACGGAGCGTGGTTTCCTCGTTCGACTGACCGACAAGATGAGCCGTCTGAGCACGTTCTGCGACACAGGAACGTTTCAGGTCGCTGATGAGAAACTGGAGGACACCGTTGAGGACATCATCAACTACAGCATCCTGTTCCTTGCCTACGTCCGATCTAAGAAGGAAGCAGGATCAGAGTCTAATGCCGTGGCCGGAAGTGGCTCGTCGGTTCAATGCGGCGAACGGAACGAATATGAGTCAGTATCTGGCCGCGGCTATAGCAAGCAAGGCACTAGATAAGCTCTTTAAGACGCTTACAGAGCAGGGAGAGCAAATAGATGACTATACGGAATCGCGATGAAATTCCGGACGTTCCGGCTGCTCTTCTAGAGCACTTGGAAGTGGCTATTCCGCCTCGTTGTCCTGAACTTTCTACCCCAGAACGCCAGATTTGGCACTACTGCGGGCAGCGATCAGTCGTGGAAATGCTCCGCGTCTGGCATAACGCCCGTTATAACCCCCAAATCGAAGAGGATTAGCATGTGCTCTCGTCCTAAGATGCCCCCGGCCCCCCCGCCGCCTCCGCAGCTCCCCCCGGCTCCCCCTCCTCCGGAGCCCGTGATCAAGTCGATCACTCAGGAGACGGGTCAGCGGGCTCCCGGTGCTGCTCGTGGGGCAGGGCCGGGTGCTATGACGAACATGTTCAGCTTCCTGACGCAGCGTCGTGGCAAGGCGATGCTGACGATTCCTCGGGGTTAATTGATGATTCAAGGGTCAGCTCAGAGCGAGTACTCCAAACTGGAGTCAATCCGCAGCGCGTTCCTCGAACGAGCTCGTGATTGTTCGCGGCTTACGCTGCCGACCCTCATTCCAGATGAAGGATCCACGACGGACAAGCGGTTTCCTACGCCGTTTCAGTCCGTTGGTGCTCGTGGGGTGAACAACCTCGCTAGCACTCTTCTGCTGTCCCTCCTCCCACCTAATGCACCTTTCTTCAGGTTGCTTGTGGACGAAACTGCTCTTCGCAAGATGCAGTCGATGGATCCTCAAATCAAGGCCGAAGTCGAGAAGTCGATGAGTCAGCGTGAGCGACTCATCATGCGCGAGATTGAGGCTCAGGCGATTCGTGTCGCAACGTTCGAGGCGATCAAGCACCTGATCGTCGCAGGAAACGTCGGGTTGTACTTCCCGACCGATGGCGGCTCAATGCGCGTCATTCGGCTTGACCGCTACGTCGTCAAGCGTTGTCCTTCGGGCTGCGTCGATAAGGTGATCATTCGGGAGAGCATCTCCCCGTCGATGCTTCCTCCGGGCCTCAATCTGGAGAAGTCAGCCTTTGATCAGCCTTACCTTGATCTATTTACTTGCATTCGCTCTGTTGGCGATGGCAAGGTCGAGGTCTTCCAAGAGGTCAAGGGTCAAATCATCCCTGACAGCATCACGATCGTTGACAAGTCGAAGTCGCCGTTCATCCCGCTTCGGATGATTCGGATCGACGGAGAGGATTACGGTCGCGGCTACGTTGAGCAGTACCTCGGTGACCTGAAGAGCCTTGAAGCTCTGATGCAAGTCATCGTTGAGGGCTCGGCGGCGATGGCGAAGATCCTCATCCTCGTCGCTCCGAACGGGTCTACGCGGGCGGCGACGCTTGCGAAGGCTCCTAACGGCGCGATTCGCGAGGGTAGCGCGGCTGACGTTACGGTGCTTCAGGCGAACAAGGCGGCTGACCTGTCTGTCGGCCTCCAGATGATCAACCAGATCACGGAACGCCTGTCGTATGCGTTCATGCTGACTGAGGCTTCGATTCGCAACGCGGAGCGCGTCACGGCTGAGGAGATCCGGCTCGTCACTCAGAGCATCGAACGACAGCTCGGCGGCGTCTACAGCCTCCTGTCGCTTGAGTTTCAGCTTCCGCTCGTCAACAAGATCATGGAGCAGATGGAGCGCAGCAAGAAGCTTCCGAAGCTCCCACGGAAGTTCGTCACCCCGACGATCATTACGGGCATTGACGCCCTCGGGCGTGGCAATGATCTACAGCGGCTTGACCTGTACCTTCAGGGCATCGGCCAGATGGTTGGCCCAGAGGCTCTGAGCGGGACGATCAACATCCGCGAATACATGAATCGTCGTGCAGCCGCCCTCGGGATCGAAACTGAGGGTCTGGTTAAGACAGAAGATCAGATCATGGCTGAACGCCAAGCGGCGTTGCAGCAGCAATACATGCAGCAGATGGCATCTCCTGCTGCACAGGCGGGCTTGCAGATGTATCTTAATCAGAGTCAGCAAGCCCAACAGGGATAACACATGAGCGTCGATCGCGTCGAAATCAACAACCAAGTCGCTACCCGCACCCACGAACCTTCCGCCGTTCCGGCTGATGCACAGACCATCGTGAATGGTCAGCCTCAGGGAATGCCGCAAGTTTCTCCGACTCAGGGCGATCGTCCTGAGTGGCTCCCTCCGAAGTTCCAGAGTCCTGAAGACCTTGCTCAGGCTTACGCCGAGCTTGAGTCGAAGTTTACACAGGTAAACCAGAAGAACTTTGGCGAAAAGGCGGCAGCTGCGAACATCTCGCAGGAAGAGATGCAGAGCTTCTCGCAGGAGTTCATGCAGCTCGGCACTCTTACCGACAAGAGCTTTGCGTCGCTCGAAGCCCGCGGCATTCCGCGCTACGTCGTTGAGAGCTACATCGAAGGCCAGAAGGCTGTCGCTGAGTCTCAGGTCGCTCAGATCTACAATCAGGTTGGTGGCCCGGATCAGTATCAGGCAATGATCGGTTGGGCGTCTGAAGCCCTTCCCGACAGCGACATTGACGCTTTCAACGCGATGATCGAATCCGGCGACCCCGCTTCGATCAACTTCGCTGTCCGCGGCCTTCAGGCTCGGTATGCGGCTGAGAACAACATGCCGCGGCTGCTTCAGGGTGGCACTTCCGGCCCCGGCTCTTCGCCGTTCCGTAGCCTTGCCGAAGTGACTGAAGCGATGCGCGATCCTCGGTATCGCAAGGATCCGGCGTACCGCAAGGATGTCGAGGCTCGTCTGTCGATCTCTCAGGTCTTCTGATGCGGAAGCTGCTGCTGCTCCTGCTTCTCAGCGGGTGCAGCGCATCTCAGGA